CGAGCCCGAGCCCGAGCCCGAGCCCGAGCCCGAGCCCGAGCCCGAGCCCGAGCCCGAGCCCGAGCCCGAGCCCGAGCCCGAGCCCGAGCCCGAGCCCGAGCCCGAGCCCGAGCCCGAGCCCGAGCCCGAGCCCAGGCCCAAGGAAGAGCCCAAGGAAGAGCCCGACCCCGAGCCTTGGGACTCTGATGACAGCCCCAGTGGGTGGGCCGAGATGGACGAACCCAAGCCCGAGCCCGAACCCGAGCCCATTGACGGCGACTACGAGGACGAGCCCTTCGGTGGTGCCTTCGGCAGCAGCTAATCGATACACGAGACCTCACGGACCACCGCCTAAAGCCATAGCCGCCTAGTGCCGCTCAGTCCGAGATGCGTGGCCGCTGAGGTCTCTGACACAGGAATGACGTATGCAGTTGACAGACATTCGCGAGACGCTGGTCAGTGGGATGCGATCCCGAACGCTGACCACACCCTCGCGGTGGGTGCAAGAGCGACGAACCATTCCCGACGTTGTAACAGGTGAGACGGCGCCTTTTGGCTTCCGTTATCACCCCTGGGCCCTGGAGCCTCACGACTCCAAAGCCCACATGAATGTCTCGATGAAGGCGGCCCAGATGGGTCTCACCGAAGTCGGGATCAACCGCGCGTTCTACACCCTGGACGTCTTGAACGAAGACGTGTTATACGTCTTGCCCACGGCCACCAACGCGACGGACTTTTCCAAAGCACGCTTCAACGTCGCACTGCGACACAGTCCCTACTTGAAGCGAATGTTCACCGACACCAATACGGTGTCCCTGAAACAAGCCGGCACGTCAACGCTGTACATCCGAGGTAGCAGGGGCGACAGCAACCTGAAATCCATCCCTGTGTCCACGATGGTCCTTGACGAAGTGGATGAGATGGACCAAGATCAAATCTGGTTGGCCATGAAGCGGCTTGCCGGAAAGATCGAGAAGAACGTTTGGGCGATCTCAACACCCACCGTTCCGAACCGTGGTATCCACAAGCTGTTCCAGCCGAGCACACAAGAACACTTCATATTCAAGTGCCCGTGCTGTAGCCGCCGGACCGAATTGATTTGGCCCGACTGTATGGAAATCGTCGGGGAGTCTGTCGCTGACCCGCGTGTTCACGAGTCCTACCTCAAATGCAAAGAGTGTGGTGGGAAACTAGAGCACCAAGCAAAGCCTGACTGGCTGGCCAGCGGGAAGTGGGAACAAACCAACTCGAAGGGTAACAAGGACTACCGGGGCTTTTACATCAATGAGCTTTACAGCTTTACGATCACCCCGGGCGAAGCGGTAACCGACTACCTACGTGGACTTGGCGACGAGGGTGCGGCAGCAGAGTTCTGGAAGTCTACCATGGGGATGCCTTTCATCCCCGATGGCGGGCAAGTTTCTGAGACCCAAATCCAAGAGTGTACCCGTGGTTACCTAAAGAATGCTCCCCGACCCACGACGGGCGGCGAACGCCTCATTACAATGGGCGTGGACCAAGGCGACTGGTTGCATGTCGAAGTCACCGAGTGGTTTCTGGAGTCATTTGGCAAAGACCTAAATGCTGTTGCCAAAGCGAAGGTCGGCTGGCAAGGAAAGTTCAACGTTGCAGCCGACAACGGTTGGTACCGGCTTGACGAACTAATGAAGGAGTGGCAAGTCCTACACTGCGTCGTGGACGCTGACCCAGCAACTAATGAAGCCCGGCAGTTTGCTCGTCGGTTCCCTGGCTATGTCACGCTCTGCCGGTACCGTCGTGGCGTCCCTATGCGGGAAATCAAGACCGCTGAGTGTGACGACTTCGGGACGTTGATCGCGACAGTCGATCGGACAAGCTGGCTGGACATCGCGCTCGGCCGTTTCAAGACGAATCGAATTGAACTCCCCCGCGACACCAACCTGGAGTACCAGGATCACATTCAAGCGTTGGTCCGCACCTACGTCAAAGACAAAGACACAGGTAACCAAGTCGCCACCTACATCAACACTGGCGCAGACCATTTTGGTCACGCTAGGAACTACAGTGAGATCGCTCTTCCATTCGCGGCCAGCTATGTGAAGAACCAGGACATCCGCAGTTTCCTTTGAGGCTAAAGAATGCCGACACAACACCACCCATCCGGCCAGCAACGCACTCGCATTGTTGACTCCCGACATCCCAACTACCTCGTAGATGTCGGGGAGTGGGAGAAGTGGCGCCTCACCTACCGTGGTGGTAAGGTCTACGTGCGGAAGTACCTCAAGAAGATCGATCGCCAGGAAGACAGCAAGGACTTTGCCGACCGGCGAGACATGACGCCTATCCCGACATTCGCGAAGTCGGCGCTCCATGATGTACGCAACTCCATCTTCCAACGGATGCGCGACATTGTTCGGCGAGACGGTAGCAAGAGCTACCAGAATGCAGTGGCAGGGATGAACAACGGCGTGGACCTACGTGGGTCCACAATGAACAGCTTCATTGGCAACAACGTCCTCACCGAACTCCTGATCATGGGCCGCTGTGGTGTGTATGTTGACAGCCCTAACATCAGTCGAGACGATGGCATAACTCCGTCCGTTGCAGACGTAGAGTCTACCAATTTCCGACCATACCTCTACCTGTACCAAGTGGAAGACATTCTTTCATGGCGATGTTCCAATCCGGAAGACCCCAGCGAGTTTCAATCGCTACTGCTACGTGACACCTGTCTGAACTTTGATCAGGACACGTTGCTACCCTTGCAGTCCTTCGAGCGGTTCCGCCTCCTGTGGATCGATCCCGAGGATGGCCTCGTTCGCCTCCAGTTCCTCGACGAGAATGGGAACATGATTGATAACCGGGGCAACCCGGCCACTGCCCCGGTCAAATTGAACTTGAATCGCATCCCCTTTGTAATGCCTGACATCGGTGACAGTATGCTGCGGGATGTATCCCAGCACCAGATCGCCCTCCTGAACCTGACATCTCGTGACGTTGCCTATGCGATGAAGGCGAACTTCCCCTTCTACGTCGAGCAACGTGACCTGCGTGGGGTCGGCGACCACCTGAAGCACAACGTCAACCCTGACGGGACTTCGGAAGCGGGCGGCCAGCAGTCCCACCTCCGCGAAATGAAAGTGGGCGTGACACAAGGACGAGCCTATGACATCAAGACGGCCCAACCCGCCTTTATCGCACCGCCGAGTGAGCCACTCCAAATCTCGATTATACTTCAAGAGAAGCTTGAAGGCGACATTCGACGACTGGTAAGCTTGGCCGTATCGAGTCTCGCGTCATCGAGGCAGTCAGCCGACTCCAAGTCACTTGACAACCAAGGGCTGGAGGCAGGTTTGTCCTTTATCGGGTTGGTGCTCGAAAGTGCCGAGCGGCGCGTGGCCGATTTCTGGTCCAGCTATGAGAGCACGCAGCCCGAGGTACGGAAAATCGCCGTAATCAAGTACCCCGATCGGTATGCCCTCAAAGCCGACAAGGTTCGGATCGAAGAAGCCCAGGAGCTAACCGCCCTGATCCAACAGACACCGTCGAAGACCGCGCGGAAAGAGTTATGGAAGACAGTCACCAATACGCTACTGGGTGGCCGGGTCAGTGTGGACACGATGGACAAGATCGCCAAAGAGATCGACAAGTCCAAGTTTACAACGAGTGACCCTGAGACGATCATTCGGGCCGTCGAAGCAGGTCTCTCCGGAGAGGAAACAGCTTCCCTGGCCCTCGGATTTGAAGAGGGTGAAGTCACGAAGGCCCGCGCCGACCATGCGTCCCGAATCGCTCGGATTCAAGAAGCCCAAAGTGGTCAAGAGGGTGCAAGTAAACCAGGCGCCCGTGGTGTGAAGGACTTGGCCGTCAATGACGGTGAGGCTGCCGGGGAGCGAGTTGGTAAGCAGGACCCCGATCTCCAGGGCGAGCGTAAGGGCAAGCTCCGTGGGGAAGGCAAGCAGCTAAAGAAGGGCGACAAATAATGGCATTCAACACGTATGGTGACGTCGCCGGTGGTGCCGACTACTTTGAGTCGCGTCTTCACGAACACGCATGGTCCAATGCGGTCCCGACCGATCGCCCGAAGGCATTGCTTGCAGGGACGCGAACCATCGATACCCTCAACTTCAAGGGGCAGAAGCATACGATTCATGTGCTGGTCACTGGAGCAGGGTACGCTACTTTAGAGGCTGCCCTGGACGCCGGGGCTGTCACGATGGATCAAGTCCAAGCTGCCAGTCTCGCACAGCCACTTGAGTTTCCTCGGGGTGATGACACCACTGTCCCTGCGGTCATCGAGTATGCTTGCTACGAAATTGCTCACTCACTACTGGACGACCGCGATCCCGAAGTGGAACTAGAAAACCTCGCCGTACTCAGCCAGCGGTACGGCCAAGTTGGGACCACCTACAGCCGTGGTCAGGTACCCATTGAACACCTGATCAATCTGGTCCCCAACGCCCTAGCATGGCGGTGGCTCAAACCGTTCCTCCGGGACGATGATGCCATTAAGCTTCGACGCATTACTTAACCAGACGCTCCCATGACCGGCCAACGAGCGTGTAATCTGGGTTCTATCTGCCGGGTACTGTTATGAGGTAACACTGATATGTTGAAACTGCTTTTGACGAGTCCTGTTGTGTCGTTGTACGAGGGTGAAGGCGGCGATATTGCCGCAGCAGCGGCAGCCGCAGCGGCCAAATTGGCAGCGGGTGGTGGCGACGGTGCAGGCGACGGTGCAGGCGGCGGTGCCAACGACGATGCTGTCCATGGTGACCCCGATGCCCGCTTCAATCAGGATCAACTCAACAAGATCGTGCAGGACCGCCTTGCGAAGGACCGCAAGAAGAACGTGGAGAAATACAAGACTCTCGAAGGGTCTTACCAAGACTTGCTTGCGAACAACACCCTCGGCGACGAGGAACGCGGCAAGCTGGAAAGTCAATTGGAGGACCTGCGGAAGCAACACCGAACCAAGGAAGAGCAGGCGAAGCACGAACGCCTCGCTCTTCAAGACAACTTTGAAACCCAGTTGGCCGAGGCCAAGAAGAACGCCGCACACTGGGAAGGCGAGTACCGTACTTCAACGATCAATCGCTCCCTCATGGACGCCGCCGTGAAAAACGACGCATTCATGCCACAGCAGGTCGTTACACTTCTGCGAGATTGCACCAAGTTGGTCGAGCCGGTTGACGAGAACGGCAAGGTCGTCCCTGGTGCGCCGCTCGCTCCGATGGTTGATTTGCAGGACACAGACGTGGATACCGGCAAACCGATCATTACACAACGAACTCCTGCCGAAGCCGTCACACGCCTGAAAGAGTTGCAACCCAACTTGTTCAAGGCAAATGTGGTTTCGGGCGTAGGCGGGAATTCCTCTACCGGTGGGGTGACACCGGGTGCCGATGGCAAGTTGGACGCCTCTGGGCTGACAACTGCGCAGTTTATGGAGCAATACAGAAAAGACCCGACTAAGTTAGGGCTCCGCGCTAGCCGCCGCATGTAAACCTCGGGGAAGCATCGTTCTGACTATTTCCGCGCACGAGCGCGTAACGAACTTCTCAATGGAGACAGAGATGAATACTCTCTACCTGATTCCGGTTGTCTCGCTTTACGTGAACGACAATGACGCCATGATCCCCGAAGTCTGGGCGAACATGGGTCTTGCCATCCTCGAAGAGAACATGGTAATGGCCGCGTTGGTCCACCGTGATTTCACCGACGAAGTGGCATCGTTTGGCGACGTGGTCAACACTCGCCGACCCGGCCAGTTCAAGCTTCGCCGAAAGGGCGACAACGACAATGTCCTGAACCAGGACGCCAACACGACGAACGTGCAGGTTCCCCTGAACCAGCACTTCTACACCACCTTCACCATCAAGGACGGTGAGGCCAGCAAGTCCTTCCAGGACCTTGTTGAACTGCACCTTCAGCCCGGCATGCAGAACATCGCCCGTGGTATCGACCGCGCGTTGCTGGGCCGAGCCCACAGCTACCTGGACAACGTGGCCGGCAAGCTGGAAGGCCTCACCGGCGCGAACAGCTATGACTTCATGCTGGAGTGCCGGCAGGTTCTCAACGAGAACAAGGCATTCGCCAATGGTCGTCACCTAGTTGTGGCTCCGGCGAGCGAAACGGCCTTGCTGAAGGCCGACATCTTCGTCAAGGCGAACGAGAAGGGTGACGACGGTACGGCTCTCCGTGAGGCGAATCTGGGTCGCGTCCTCGGCTTCGATACGTGGATGGACCAGAACGTTCCGGCCGTTCGGCGTGCCGCGACAGACTCCACCACAGCGGAAGTCACCTCGGCATCGGCCGTCGCTGGGGCCTCGGCCATCTCGGTCGCCGGCAGTGCCATGGCGGCTGGCGACTGGATTGTCGCAGTCGGCGATGGTCAGCCCAACCGGGTCGTGGCCTACGCGGACCCGGCTGTCACGCTGGAAAATCCGCTGAAGTACGACGTGGCCAATGGCGCGTCTGTCTATGTCTACAACGACATTGACGCCGTGGGTGCCCAGGTCGCAGGCGAAAGCAAGCGAATCCTCGTGGACCAGTACACCAACGTTCCGCAGGTTGGCCAAATCCTGACCATCGGGACCGGTGCCAGTCGGCGAGACTACATCATCATCGAGACCGAGGCCGGTCCTGCGTCCGACCTCTACTGCCTGCTCGACCGTCCGCTGGAATTCGCTCTGGCCAACGACGAGACGATTTGGGTCGGCCCCGGCGGCGTCCTGAATATGGCATTCCACCGCGAGGCACTCGCCCTCGTCAGTCGTCCCCTGGCCCTGCCCGCCTCCAGCATCGGCGTGCAAGCCATGGTCGCATCTTACAACGGCATCTCGATGCGTGTTGTGATGCAGTATGACTGGGAGCAGCAGGGTACGGTCGTGACGCTCGACTTGCTCTGCGGTACCGCAGTCCTCGACACGGACTTGGCCTGCATCTTGCTTGGCTAAGCTGCCCACACCCAGCCATCCCGGTCCGCCGGGGTGGTTGGGTTTCTTTTGACCAAGGTAACATGTGATGGCCAACCATGACTGCCCATTGGGTATGACGCCCACGTCAATGCAAGAACTCATTGTCGATCAAGGAAAACAGACGGCCAAACTTGAACACATTGCAGAGGCCGTAACAGAAATCAAACAGTGTCTCACCGGTGACAAAGGCCTTGTCATCCGTACCGACCGTCTTGAACAAAAAGAGAAGACCAAGGCCAAGTTCTTCTGGGTTGTATTCGCCGCGACGATCGCTCTGATCGTCAAGGCTGTCTCACCAGCCTTTGGCGCCATTGGTAGTCTTTTCAATCGATAACCTAAGCTGCCCATAGAAAGGGACGCAATGTCACGTACCCCAATTGAAACCACTGTAACGAAAGACATTCGCTATGGGCACAAAGTCGTCGGTGCAACAGCGGTCCAGTTGACCAACGTTAGTTCCGAGATGGTCAAGGGGCTACTCCTCAGAGCCCCTGGCAGTGCCGACCCCACTCCGAATACTCACACCATCTGGGTTGGGACCAACGAGAATGTAACGGCCGACTCACACGCCGAGACTGGTGGGATGCCCATCATCCCTGGCGCTGCACTCACAATCCCCGCCCAGGATGCCAATGACATTTGGGTCATCGCCGGTGCAGCCGCTCAGGACATTGCTTGGATCGGAGTGTAAGACTCATGGGTTGGCATTACCACAGTCCCGACACTGTCCTGCCCGACCCTAACGCGAACCGCGCGTCGGCCGCGATTGAACGCGAAAGCAACGGGGACCCGACGAGCTTTCCAGGCACCTCCCATGATTTTAGCCAGAAGGCACAAGTCCTGGTCTTCGACACGAACGGACCTTCTATCAATGCGACCCCTGAGTTTGCCAACGGCCATATCGTAATCGACCTCCCGGGGGTTTACGCACTGACAGTGCATATTGGCATGTTCGGCGGGAACAACACCCTTTATTCCTTTTCGCTCTTCAAGAACAATGGTGCCACGCAGTTGACGCCACGCACAACCCGTAAAATCGCCCAGGCGGGGGACGTAGGGGCGGCTTCTGTCGGCGGGCTCGCACAGTTAGAGATCGGTGACACCGTCGAACTGTGGTTTCAAAATGAAACGAATACAACTGATCTAACGGTTCACGACGTGTCACTTTACATACACAGAATATAACCCAGCATCGTCTGGATTGGAAGGTTAAACATGTGGCAATACGACCAACCCTTAGGCGGTGGTGGGCTTGAAAACGTCGTTGAAGACACGACCCCAGAGCTTGGTGGTGACCTTGATGTCAATGGTCAGTCCATTGTAAGCACGAGCGACGGGGACATTCCTATCGCACCTAATGGGACCGGGAGCGTCATACTTGATGGTCTGAAGTGGCCGCAAGCTGATGGGACAGGGGGTTTCTTCCTGACCACAGACGGGTTTGGGCAACTTTCGTTCGCTGCTGCTGGGGGCGGTGGGGCCGCTGATGCTGTAACACGCACCAACGACAACGCAGGTACGCTCGTTATTGGGCAGCCTGTCTACACCAAATCCAACGGCAATGTGGATGAGGCTCAAGCCGACGCCGCCGCGACCACTGTGGTCACAGGATTGGTCAGTGACGAAACAATTGCCACCACGGCTAGTGGTGAGGTCCAGTGCGATGGGATTCTCACAGCGACCACAGGGCAGTGGGATGCTGTCACGGGGAAGGTAGGCGGCCTCTCGATCAATTCCCTCTACTACCTGAACTACGACGCGGCTGGACAAATCACCGACACTGCGCCAACCGACGCTGGTGACTACGTCGCCCCGCTAGGTCTCGCGCTGAGTACAACCGAACTGTGCATCCGGATTACACCCACGGTACTCCTATGAGCTTTCACGATACAATCAAGGTGGACGCAGGCCAGTTGGGCCAGATGGGTGACAACAAGCTCACCTTGGCTGACTTCCCAGACTGGACGACCGCCGATTGGGACCAAACACAAAAGGCCCTTGCTGGCTGGTACGGGCGCGCACGCTTCAGTACCCATCAGATTCAGTCCACATTTGGCAGCCTCGCCGTCGCCAATTACAAATGGGCCGGTGGGGTTCTTGCCCCTAATGGGATGATCTACGGAATACCATCCTATAGCACCACCATACTGAAGATTGACCCGTCAGACGATTCGACCTCTGAGTTTGACAACCTCACCGGGACCAGTAAATGGGTCGGTGGGGTTCTCGCCGACACCGGGATAATCTACGGGATTCCACTTAACAGCACCACGGTGTTAAAGCTTAACCCCTCTGATGATTCAACCTCTACGTTTGGTAGCCTGAGTGGTAATGCCAAGTGGAACGGTGGGGTTCTCGCTGACACCGGAATGATTTACGGAATGCCATTCAATGAGGCCGACATCCTGAAGATCAACCCGTCCAATGATTCCACCACTCTCTTTGGTGGCCCCTACGTTGGTAACTTCAAATGGTTCGGTGGGGTTCTTGCCCCCAATGGGATGATCTATGGGGTCCCGCATGGCAGCACTTCGGTACTAAAGATCGATCCCTCAGATGACAGTGTCTCTACGTTTGGTAGCCTGTCGGGCCTCCGGAAGTGGGCAGGTGGCGTCCTTGCGCCCAACGGAATGATCTACTGTGTTCCTCATAACAGCGAGACAGTATTGAGGATTGACCCAACGGACGACAGTCTCTATGAGTTTGGCAGTACCGGAGCCACCACTGCCAAGTGGGTAGGTGGCGTCCTGGCACCCAATGGGCTGATCTACTGTTTGCCCGACGACGCCGACACCGTACTGGTCATCGATCCGACGACCGATACCACTTCCTCGTTTAACGGGTTCACTGGGTCCGACCAGTGGTTTGGAGGCACCTTGGCGCCCAACGGTTACATCTATGGCATACCTTTCACCAACACAAACATCCTGAAGATCGGAAACGGTTTTGAGGTTCCCATTGATGGCCCATTGTCAAGGTGGGCTAACAAGCTGTGAGCCCGTCGCCGAAGCCACCGAAGCCACCGAAGCCACCGAAGCCGCCGAAACCGCCGAAACCGCCGCCCGGGGCACTGGTAATCGTAAACGGGCAGTTTCAAGTACAACACTGACTGGAACAAGCAATGAAGCCACAGGTAATCACAGTCGGACAACTTCACAGGCTGGGCGACGGACAGAACACCCGTGGCACCCTGTTTCCCGACTGGGCGACCGGCGGCGCGTCACAGACAATGAAAGCAGCGGCGGCCCAGGCCGAGCATGGTTACACCACCCTCAGGCCTTCAATCGACACGTTTGGCAATTTCACGGGCGGCGAGCAGTGGGATGGCGGCGTGCTTGCCCCCAACGGGATGATCTACGGGATACCTGCGACATCCGAAACTGTCTTAAAGATCAACCCCACGGATGATTCAACCTCCACGTTCGGCACCGAGACTGGCATCGATAAATGGCGAGGTGGTGTCCTTGCGCCCAACGGAATGATTTACGGCATCCCGAGCAGTTCGACCACTGTCCTGAAGATCAACCCAACAAATGACACAGTCTCCACGTTTGGCAGCCTCACCGGAACCGTTAAGTGGTGGGGCGGGGTGCTCGCCACGAATGGGATGATCTATGGGGTCCCTTATACTTCTGAACTGATTTTGAAGATCAATCCATCGGATGATTCAATCTCCACGTTCGGTGGTCCCTTCGTGGGCTCCGCGAAATGGTCAGGAGGTGTCCTGGCCCCCAATGGGATGATCTATTGTGTTCCACGAACTTCGACCACCGTCCTGAAGATCGACCCCTCGGATGACTCAACATCGACGATCGGCAGCCTCCCCGGTGGCACCTTCACATGGTTCGGTGGTGTACTCGCCCCTAATGGGGCAATCTATGGGATACCCGACCAGAGCGAGGAGATTCTAAAGATTGACACCGCCACCGATACAGTTACCACATTTGGTAGTGTCGTTGCGGGAGGGCTCAAGTGGCGACATGGCATTCTGGGGCCAGACGGGATGATTTATGGCATACCCTTCCGCAGCGATGAGGTTCTGCGAATTGACCCCACCAACGACACTGTCACGTTAGTCGGTAGTATACCCGCCTTCAACGAATGGTCGGGAGGCGTGCTCGCCGCAAATGGGGTCGTGTATGGCATCCCCTACACGTCAACCACTATCTTGAGGTTCGGACAGGTTATACCTATCCAAGGTGACTTCCCACTCTCCCGGTATTGGAACATCATGTAATGAAGCCACAGGTAATCACAGCCGGACAACTTCACAGGCTGGGCGACGGACAGAACACCCGTGGCACCCTGTTTCCCGACTGGGCGACCGGCGGCGCGTCACAGACAATGAAAGCAGCGGCGGCCCAGGCCGAGCATGGTTACACCACCTTCAGTCCTTCAATCGACACGTTTGAAACAGTTTCCCCCGCAGGTTTTTATGGTGGCATTCTGGCCCCGAATGGTTCCATCTATTGCCTTCCGCGCGCTAGTGTGGTCGTCGGGAAGCTTAATGTTGCCAACGAAACATTTTCCACATTCGGAACTGTGGACGCAGGCGCACATAAATGGTTTGGTGGGGTCCTGGCACCAAACGGCTGTATCTATTGCATCCCTTACTTGAGCGAAACTGTCCTGAAGATTGATACGTCAAATGACTCGGTGTCCACGTTTGGGACCCTCCCCGGAAGCTCTCAATGGCACGGCGGTGTCCTGGCACCCAACGGGATGATCTATGGGATACCCTCTGGGAGCGAAACTGTCCTGAAAATCAACCCAACGAACGACACAGTTTCTACAGTTAGTAGCGGTCTGACAGGGACTAGTAAGTGGGGAGGCGGTGTTCTGGCACCTAACGGGATGATCTATGGTATCCCAAACAACAGCACCACTGTACTGAAGATCAACCCAACGAATGATACAACTTCCACGTTTGGCAGCTTCGCGGGCAACAATAAATGGGGTGGCGGCGTCCTGGCATCAAATGGTTGCATTTACGGGACTGCCAATATGTCACAAACGGTACTGAAGATTGACCCAACCACTGATACGACCTCCGAAATCGGTTCACTACCAGCATCGCCCTCCAATAAGTCACTCAGCGGGTGCCTCGGCCCCGGTGGTATGATCTACCAGCTACCGTACAACCACACAAGTATCGTCCGAGTTGATCCAACGACTGATACGGTCACATCATTTGGTTCTATCTCCGCAGATGCCAGCAAATGGGTAGGCGCAGTCCTGGGGCCCAACGGAGTAGTCTATGGGGTCCCTTACCAAGCGACCACTATCCTGAAGCTCGGTACCCCTGTTACCCTCCAAGAGGACTTCCCTCTTTCCCGGTATTGGAACAAGCTATGAAACCCCTCGCAATTGACGACGGCCAAACCCAGACCACTGAAGACATGGTCTACGCCGACTTTCCGGCTTGGGCGACGGACACGGACTGGACGAAGACTCAGAATGCCTTTGCAGGGCAGTGGGGGCGGTCCGCTCCTGTCAGTACGTCCAGGTTCGCTACATTTGGAACCCTGTCCGGCTCCGGGAAATGGTGGGGCAGTGTTCTGGCACCCAACGGGATGATCTACGGAATGCCGTTCGGTAGCACGACAGTGCTGAAGATCGACCCCTCGAATGACACAACCTCCGAGTTTGGTACATTGCCCGCCACCGGCAGTAAATGGAACGGTGGGGTTCTTGCCCCTAATGGGATGATCTACGCGATGCCCCGGCTCGCCGACAATGTACTGAAGATCAATCCGACGAACGACTCAACCTCCACACATGGTAGTCTGTCTGGCCCCGACAAGTACAGTGGCGGTGTTCTGGCGCCCAACGGGATGATTTACGGAATACCCCGTAATGCCGAAACCGTCCTGAAGATCGATCCGTCGAACGACACTGTCTCCACATTTGGTGGTACCCTGTCGGGAGATTCCAAGTGGTGGGGCGGGGTCCTGGCACCCAACGGAATGATCTACGGTATCCCTTTTACTGGTACCACTGTCCTGACGATTAACCCAACGAATGACACCGTCTCCACATTTGGCAGTTTGGCTGGTACTGAAAAATGGAGCGGGGGTGTTCTGGCACCCAACGGGTGTATCTACGGAATACCTCAGAATAGCACCACAGTGTTGAAGATTGACCCGACCGACGATTCAGTTTCCACGTTTGGCAGTTTGTCAGGGGATTCGCTCAAGTGGTTAGGGGGCGGCCTCGCACCTAACGGGCAGATTTATGGCATCCCTTTTAGTGGTACCACCGTGTTGAAGATCGATCCCACAACTGATAGTACCTCCACCATCGGAACCCTGTCAGGGACGCTCAAGTGGGTCGGCGGCACCCTGGCTCCCAACGGGGCGATCTACGGTGTACCTTACAATGCCACCACCATTCTAAGAGTCGGGAGCCCTGTTGACATCCAAAGTGACTTTCCGTTATCCCGGTATTGGAACAACTCATAGGAAACACCATGCAGCTTTACATTCTAACACTCGACGAAGTGGCTCTGATCGATGCAACGCAGGGTCTCATCGTGTGTGACTATGGGCTGGGTTACATCGGTGTGGACCCGATGGCCCTACAGGCTTCACAAGCTCATGTGGACGTGCTCGGTGGGTATGACGCCGAGCGTATAGTGAGTTTCGATCCCGAGGCCCAAGAAGTCGCCGTCCATCTGTGGGCAAATAAACAGCGCTGCCTCCAGGTGATTGACCAGCGAACCCGCGAGCTAGTCACTGCTGGGCTTGAGGTCGCGCCTGGGCAAGTCCTCAGCACTAGCCTGGAAGGCCATCAGAATCTTCAGGACTTGCTCCTCCTCCTGATCTTGGGTCAAGACCCCTTCCCACAGGGCGTCAGCACCCTGGACGGCGGCGAGTACATGATCGCCGACGCCGATGACTTCAATCGGATCGTGGGCCTGATGCAAGTTCACAAACTCGGCTACCTCGACACTGGGCGACAACTGCGGAAGGACGCCCTTGACGCTGTTGACATGGCTGCCCTCGACCTCGTGTTGGATGCAAGAAACTAATGTCAGACCACATCACCAACCGGTACCTGACCGCTCGCATCCGAGCGGTGCTATACTCGCTCAAGCGCCAGTATGGTGGGTCAATCACTGTCTACAAAAAGGGCAGTCAGGCTGTCGATTATGGTACTGGGGTGAAAGAGGTCGATAAGGATGCCACGTTTGTTCGGCGGGCCATCATCCTCCCCGCCAAGGTAATGAGAGAAGCGAATCAAAGCATTTCATTGATCTCAGCGAACAAGGCGGTCATCATGGGTGGGTCCTATGATAGCAGTACCCGTATGTTTATCATCGACCGCCATGACGTTCCGGTCCTGCCGGAACTGACTGAAGATGACTGGCTTGTTTACGACGGACGCAAGTACGAAATCAAGCAGTTTGAAATGGCTGAATTCGACTCTGCTTACGTCATTACGGGGAAAGCGGTACTCGGCGACGTTCCTGAACAAATCCATCTGCTGCAAGCTGACAACCTGATTCGGTTGTCACATGCAACGGCCACCTCGTAGGAGTGCCTTTCAATGGGAGCACCTAACAAACACTGGCCCCGGTGGATCATCTCGTCAATCGCCCAGTATCTCAAGACGAATGTGGCGACCCCTGAATCATTACCTTTCCTCGTCGAGGGTCTTGATGACAGGACGCAAGTGTTTGAAGAGGCAACTGACCGTGCAGAGTGCCGTATCAACGGACCGTGGGTTCGTGAACTCAGCCGTGGCTACTGGAGAGTGTGGGTTGACATCAACATCATGCTCCTCTGTAACATGGACGGGGAAACGAAGAACGTCTTCCGTCTCGATGAACTCGCGGGTAAATTCCTGAGTGCAATGGGCTCAGTGATTGCGACGTACCGTACAGGCACCATTGCACAGGACCCTGATAATGATGGGTCCCTACTTGGGTGTTTACTCCCAAGGTCCGGCAAGAGCGACAGCGTTCGTGTCATACACTTTGGCCAACTCAGTAAAACGGAGCGACTCCGTCAGGCCGAAGTGGATGGGCGATATGTGATGTACCTATCCCAATAACTACCCACATACGAGGTAAATCAAATGGCACGAATCGAACTTCGTGACACGACCATTACTGTGAAGGATGGTCTCTCCGGGTCGGCCGCAGTGACGGAGGCAACTCCGGGCGCATCGGACACCGACGTTGACATTGGCAAGGCTGTTCTGAACAGTTTGGTGACCTGGAAGGTCCCCGTCGGCGCCCGCTTTACGGTGAGCACTGCTGGCAATGTGACCAAGTACACTGTTACCGAGCGCACCGGTTCGGCCGGCGTGGATGAGGTTCAAACCTTGTCTGGCAGCGGCGGCACGGCGGGCACATTCACCATTGACATCCTTCTCTATGGTGAGACCACCGCGATCACGACGGGCACCATGCAGTTTGACGACGACCCGGCCGCGATCCAAATTGTCGTGGACGCTGCCTTGGCAGTCATCGGCACATACGTGGCCGGCGACCTTTCTGTCACTGGTGCCACCACCGCTGATCTTGGGGACACCGTCTTCACTTTCGATGGTACCAGCGTGGCCAGCAAGGACCAGCCTGCCATGACCGTGGATGGCTCTGGCCTCACCGGCGGTGGGACGGAAGCTTTCGTCGAGACCACCCCTGGCGAATTTGTCGATCAGACGACCAACGTCGTCTTCTCGCCCGCATGGGGCACGCCCACCCCGGTCCAGACGGACACCATCACCTTCCAGTCCAACGAAGTGGCCGTCAAGATTGGCGACGGTAACTTGACCTACACGGAGAACAAGGAGTACGAGTACGAACTCGATCGTGGCGTCCTTGACACCGTGAAGGAAGGTGACGATCAGCCCATGGACGTGAGTATCGACTTCGTCTATGAGTTCGTCACCACTGGCACGGGCGAGGCAATTAGCGTGGTGGATGCCCTCAAGGGTATCGGCGGCGCCTCCGAGTTTGTCAGTTCGTCTTCGGACCTCTGCGAACCCTATGCGGTGGATGTCGAGATCGACAACAACCCGACGTGTGGTGCCACGGAGAAGGAAATCACGACGTTCCCCGACTATCGGTACGATAGTCTGGAGTTCGATCTGAGTGAGGCCACCATCGCGACGACCGGTCGTTGCAATGTCACCGAGCCTGTCACCACTCGGGAATCGGCTACCTAAGCCTCGTGACTGACATCGCGGGCCAGGAATGGTCCTGGCCCGCTCTTTTTTACTCTTGGGAGATTACAGCAAATGGCAATCAAGATTGATGGACAAGTGGTTCCGGCCGCAAAGAACGAGGACGTGCTTGTGCTGCCGCGAGGCACCGAAGGCATTGTTATCAAGGCACGGGCGATAGCCGACCTGGATGCCTTCAACAAAATGTGCCCCGAGCCCAAACCGCCCGGCGCGATGACCAAGGATGGGTTTGTCCCAAACACCCAGGACGACACCTACAAGAAGCGGCTCGAACAGCACAACCTCCAGCGTATCGGCTACATGGTCTTGCATACGCTGGAGCCCACCAATATCGATTGGGAGACGGTGCTTGCCGACAACCCCAAGTCGTGGCCGAAGTGGGAAGAAGAACTGAGGGAGTCGGGTTTCACCAACGTGGAATGCAACCTGATTCTTGGGCTCGTCATGGATGTCAATAGCCTGAACGAAGCCAAGCTCAAAGAGGCGCGAGCGTCTTTTTTACGTGGTCAGGTGCAGGAGCAAAGCGGATCGCCTTCCCCGAGTTCCGAACAGAGCGATACGCCATCTGGCAAGCCTGCGATCGGCTAGGCATTACGCCTCCTGGCCTCCCTACACAGCCAGGGAAAACGCACTGGGATACTCTCAGTGCTTTTCAGCAAGCCGATGTTCTAGGGTATGACCAAATCCGGCGGCACGATCACGAAGCATGGGAAGCTGCATGTGCGGGGGCAGGGACGCCCAAGGCCGCCAGAGGTAAACGCTAGAGAAAGGTGCCGACTGACCATGGCAAGAGCATTCAAGCTAACAGGCGCTTTCCATGTGCTGGCGATAGACAAACCTCGCTGGCTCCGTGAAACTGAACTGCTGATGTCTGACCTACTCGGGCAGGCCATTGCAGCGTGGCTCGAAGCCGCAACAGCACCGATTCCTGCCTGGAGCGGTGCTTCTCTTGGAACCTTCTCCAAACTCGCAGCCGAGGTTGGTTTCCACTTAGGCATCGCCGCCACACCCAACGGGATTCGGGGCGGTATGGGGCCAGGCGCGGGGGCGGCGGCCAGCACTGGAACCGTCGAGATCAGCGCCTCCAAAGGGGCCTACACCTTTGAGTACAGCACGACGCTGCGACACCTGATCTTCAATGAGTACAAGAACGCAAACGTGACACCCGACCCGGCAGTGTTCAGCCGGCTGAAGCGGCCTGGGCCGTATCAGTTTCAAGAGAAGGGTGCCGAGGCTTTTCGTGCAGTGGCAAAAGAGGCCACCCTACCGTTCCCGCGTATTACCTCCAAACAAACCATTCGATTGAGATAGCACATGGCTGGCGAAATCAAACAAGTCATCGGTTTTGACACATCAGGAGCCGTCCGGGCGATCGATGCGCTTGACAGTCGTTTGAAGGCCTTCGGCGGTACCCTGGGTACGCTCACGGGTCAGCTTAACACCATGAGCACCGCAGCGGGTAGGGCCTTCGACTTTGATGCCGGCAAAGGTGTTGCCAACATGAATAAGGTCGCCAACTCGGCGTCCACTGCCCAGAAACAGGTGGGCGCAGCCTTTGGGACTATCGGAACTGACGCCCAGAAGGCGGGGGCCGCAATCCAGAAGGGGCTAGGCCCCCAGGCGGTCAGTAATCTTGCGAGCACGGGTAAAGCGGCCAAGAAGTCCGCCGAGGATGCCTCCAAGGGTGTCAAGACCCTGACGGTATCATTCAACACCTTTGCCCGGATTGTCTCGACCCAGGTCATCATTCGGGCCTTCAGCCAAATCCGGCAAGCACTCCAAGCCTCTGTCCGTGACAACATCAACTTCCAAC